CTTTTTTTTTCGATCTGTCAACCTCGCAGCCATAATCACCACCTCGAAATAGTTATCCTTTTCACGCTCCACCGGATTGCGGTTTCCGGTGGAGCTAAGAAAAAGGAGGTTCCGCAGTACGCTGCGTAGCCGTAAGAAAGATGAAAGCGCAGAGGATACACCTCTACGCTCTCAACGATACACTATGTTTAAGGCTCTCTTACGCAAACTTTTGAATATAAACCACGTTTTTCTGCCACCAAGTAGATAAACTGCCTATGCCATTCTTGAGCGGTACGCTCCGAAACATATACCACCATAGCAGCGCCCTGTAAGGTGTGTGTACGCTTCCAAAGAACCAAATCTATGAGCCGGAGGCGTTCCGTCCCGTCGATAAGCTGTTTTGTTTCCTCGATTGCAGCTTCGACAGCAGAGATTTCATCCCGCGTCATAAGCGTACCGCTTTTGTAACTTCGTATCATCCACTTCGCATACCCCCACCATCCATAGCGCGGTTTGCTCACCACATCAACCTCCTATCTGCCCGAACTTCCGAACCCATTGTCCCCGCGTTCCGTCTCCTCGAGCGAGCTGACCACTTCCAGCTCCGGCAGGATGCAAGGCAGTATAACAAGCTGCGAGATCTTATCGCCCCTACAGACCTTGTAAGGCTTGCTTCCGTGGTTGTATAGCTTGACCATGATGCTTCCGGTGTAGCCGACGTCGATGACCCCTTCGCTTGTAATTCCATGTTTGACGTTCAGACCGCTTTTGCTCTTGAGAAATCCCACGGTGTTTTTGGGCAGCTGGACATGCACGCCTGTATCAAACAATTCGCTTCCGCCGGGGTAGATGTAAACGTCGTCGCTCGCCGAATACAGGTCAAGCCCCGCGTCATATTCATGCGCCCTTGTGGGCATGAACGCCAACAGATCTAAAACAATTTTCATTTCCGTTTTTCCTCCAAAATGTCTTTCAGACACGCACACAGAAACGCCCCGTTTGTCATGACATGCCAGAGTGACGGCAGCCCGGATTCTTCATCGATGTGCGTCGGGTCCTCCCAAATCGCGAGAACATGCCGTAACAGCGCCTCGTGCCATCTCTCCGGCGCAATGCTGCGCCAGTCCTCCGCGTTGCCGTATTTCTCAAAGCCGTACATGCGCGTTTCCAGAATCGCAAGGATGGCTTCCACGGGGACGGTGGACGGTCTTGGCTTTCCGCCGTCAAACTTCGCGCCCTTCAACTGCTCCATGTGCTTCATTCCTTCACCCACCAATCTTTGATTGTATCGTTCCGTTCGAAAAACGGCTGAAAGAACGGGCCGCAGAGCTTCTTAAGGCTCGAGTCCAGCCGGTGAATTGCATCGTCGGATTCCTTCTTGCCCAGCCATGCCACGCCGTATTCTGCGTCCAGCTGCTCCATTTTGTCCAGAAGTTCCTTTGCCTTCGCTGGGCTTTTGAGCATGCCCAGTTCATGCGCCGCCACAAAGAAAAGGTCCACCACCTTCTGCTTTCCGGCTTCCATACCGGCGGCAAAATAAGCTTTGTTGCTTCTGCGAATACGCTTTGCCAGATTGTTCGTTGCACTCATAGCCGTATCCCCCTTATGTACTTATCGAAATACGTTGTTGCTACCGCCATAGCCGCCCACATATCCGCCGAGAAGCCGTAGAAAAAGCCTGTGTTCTTCTTTGTTCCCTTGCCGAAGTTCGGCGCTCCGGGCGCGTAGCGGTCTACGAGGGCTTGTCGAATATTCACATCCTTCGCCGACGCTCTGCCGCATAAGTAAAGCTTCTCTTCCCGGCGATAGATCTTCTGTATCTGGTATCCCTGCCGGTAAAGCTCGGCATATTCCCAAAATCGCCCAATCCAGAAGCACGTATCAAACACCTCTTGACCGACTGGCATACCCATACCGGCGACCATTTCGATTGCCAGATGCTGATACTCCCGGCAGAGAACGGGGAATATCTCCCCGTTCGGAACTTTCCCAACGTCCAACACCTTCCGGATTTCCTTCCCGTCGTGCTCTACGAGGACATACCCGGATTCCATATTTCCCGGGTCAATTGCCAGTATCGTTCCCACCTTGCAGCCTCCTTCCGGTCTCGCACGGCTTCATCTCGTCGCAATCACCGTATTTCGCGCAATGTGCTGCAAACAGCCCCTTGAACTCCGGCAATTTGTCGATTACAAGGCAGCACATCATTTTCACAGCCTTGCGCGTCTCATCTGCCGCTAGATAACACAGTCGCTTCTCCGCAATCGCCATCAGCTCTTCGGCATTCATGTACCAAATCATGTCTACCGGCGCGTCCTGCCGCGCTGCGTTCCGGTCGTATTCGTCCTGCCGGTCATTCCGCTGTGACCGGATAAACGGCTGTGCGTGGACGTGGCGGGCTAAATGGGTGCTTACCCAGTACGGCACACCCTCCAAGTAAAACGCGAATTGCAGCGTCCGAATGGGGCTATGCCGCGCCCGGAGAATGGAGTGTTTCCACGCCATGTCCGGCGCTGTTTTCATCTCTTTGCCGATGGTAACTAAAGCGCACTGTTTTGCAAGCGCCCAGTCCTCATCGGTGGGATATTTCAAAAGTGTGATGTTCATTCTTCCCTCCGTTCTCCGTAGCTGCAAAAATCGTATGGATATGCCGATGGCAAAATCCCATGGTGGCGCGGATGTCCACAGTTGCCCGATTCAGTCCGATGCTTGCAGTCCTTGCAGCGCACTATTTGTATAGAATCGCCCGGGAATGACGCCATCGCCCTTTCAAAGTCTTCCGCGAAAATTATGCGACAAAGCCCGCGACCATCGCTCAAATCATGAAGCGGGATCTTCTTCAACCATTCCCTCAGACCATCGGCAGAAACCAGTTTTTCACTCTCCATTGTCTGCGTCCTCCATCCAGCCGTCCATGCGTGCCCCGCAGTGCGGGCAGTAATCCATTCGCGCGTCAAATCCGCTGTCGCACGCCGAGCAATACTGGATATCTCCTGCCGCTTCGCTATGGAACGGAATCCACTTCGCGTGAACCACCGGCACAGCGTCTACGACTGGCAGACTGTATAAGTCCTCACGTATCCCCTCGTATCCCCACTCCATTTCGATACAATCAATTACTGCATCTAAATCAACTAACCGCACAATCTTCACCTCCATCCATCTTCGCCCCGCAGTTTGGGCAGAAATCCCTTCTCCAAAGTGCATCCTTTTTGAAAGCGCACCGGCAGTTCGTGCAGACGATTGCTGCCTTCGGGTATCGAATTGTCTCGCAACTCTGCGCGTCGTATTCGCGCCAGTCTGCTTCTTCCCACCGTGCAAACACCACCTCCGCAACGTCGGCGGCTGGCGCACGAATTATATCAGTCTTAATTCTGTTGAGCATTTCATTTTGCGCAGGGCTTCTGTTCGCGCCTCTTTGCCTTTGCACGGCGCGCAGCGCATCCTCGCGCCGGATATATTCGTCAGCCATTGTCTTTCCCTCCATCTATCTTCGCCCCGCAGTTGGGGCAGTGCTTGTAATTCAAAAGGCTCACGTCATCATCCGTCTCGAAACACCATTCTTCACCGCAACTGGAGCACTGGATTGTTGTGAGACTGTTCCAATCATCGTCAGATCGCAGCCATTCTCCATGCACCACCTCCGCAACGTCGGCGGCGAGCATTTCCCGAATTTCGGCATATGCGCGTTCCAACCGTGTTAGTGCCGTCATGCTTCCACCGCGTTCGGCTTTCCGTAACGCAAATAGCGCATCCTCGCGCCGGATATAATCAGCCATCATTTACCCTCCTGTTCCACGCAGCTGCGATTTCCATCCTTGTCACAACGGGATTTGTGGCGATAAACGCCCCTCCGCATTGTTTACACTTTATCGTACAGGTTGTGCCCAAAAACGCTGCCTCTCCGCCGCAAGACGGGCACGGTTTCAGTTCAGCCATCCTTCTTGCCCTCCATTTTCTGCAAAGCCTTCTCGGCTTCTTCTCGGCTCAAAAATGTGGTCTTTCCGATTCTATCTGGACTAAATGTGCGCTCATACGTATGCCCTGTTTTATCAACGTGCTCGCTGTAAACCCATGAGATGCCTGTTTCGTCCACCGCGTACCCTACCACCGCAAATTCGAGAATCTGCTTGTTTACGAAATAAACCGTATCGCCCACTTTGCACGGCAGAATCAGGACGCGCCCCTCAACATCCGCTTTCATCAGCTCCACCATTCGTGAGATGGAGTAATCATAGCCGGAAAGCGTTTCCTCGATTTCCCGAGCTTCTGCGCACGCCTGCGGGGATAACCCCGCATCTTCGTAAGCCTTGAGCCTTTCCCATACCTCCTTCATCGTGCAGGTGCCGCTCTGCCGGCACGCCGAGTCTCGGCACTGCGCAAGGTCACAAAAGTTTCCTTCAAATGTTAGTCGTTCCATCGGCATCCTCCTTGTCCTCGAACTGCTTCAAATGTTCGCGCAGCTCTGCGCACACCCATGCTGCCTGATAGAGCAGAGCCAAAACGTGCTCGAACGATTCAACATCTTCCCAGAGCCATTCGGCCATCATCATCGAGAAGGAATCATCCGAGATATCCAAGTCCACATACGGGCAGTTCCATCTGGTCAGACCCCGCGACAGGTCGAACAAGCTGATGTCTGCGCCGTTCTTTCCGTATCCGCGCACCCATACCTCTTTGTCCTTGGCGTAAAACAGGTTCAGCGCCATTTCAAGATTGTTTTTCGGGGTATCCGTTGTAAGTCTCATGCCTTTTCTCCTTCCTCCGGCGCTTCCGGCAGCGGCATCCAGTGGGTGACAGTGCACGGCAACCCCATGCACAACCAAGTCCCAGCCTCTTTGTGATAGTTCCCGATATCGGTGCCGAAGTAGGGGCTGTGAACTATGTAATTTACAAGTTCGCCGGTTCTCTCGTTTTTCCACAATTCCGGCAACCTGCTCGCCACGCTAATCCACTGTGGCGCTTTCTCCCGCAGCGCGTCCCTCTCGGCTTCTGCCTCCGCCTGCTTTCTCTGGGCGAGGGCAATCATCATGTCCTTCCACTCGATTTCCTTGCACAGGTCTGCGTTCTCGGCGGTCAGGCGCTCGATCAGGTCAGCTGCACCAGCCATCATGTCACCCATACAATCCTCGTTGTCAAACAATGGACATTCCGTACAAGCTTGTACGTCTGTTCTGTGGGAGCATATCCGCAGCGACTGCACGGTTTCCTTTTCTTCCATAGTTTTACATTCCCCCTCCTATTTTCCGTTTCCCTCTTGCCGCCCTCCGGCAGTTTCTCGCCCCGCCATCGGTCATCTGGCTTATGTCGACGATTCTGGCGCGTTTGTCGTAGCCCGCGTTCCGTTCAGCCTCATAGGCAAGCCACGGCTCGCAGGTAGCGCCACATCCCGGTCCTCGACGTGGGCAGTCCTTGCCGCATGGTCCGGCGTATTTTAGCCTGATCATGTCTTCCTCCTGACCTGCACCGTCACTTCCGCCTCCCAGCACTCCGGCGCGCGGATGACGATCTTCTTGTCTCTGCCTTCTTCCGGGTCGCGGACGCTGACCAGATAAAACGTCATGTTCTTGTTCTTCTGCGGGTACTTCTTAGCCCGGATAGGCTTTCCAAGTTCCGGCATCAGCCGGGGATAGAGCCCGGAAATGATATCCGGAATGACGATCCAAGTATTCATGCCCCATCCTCCATCATCTGCCGGATCGCCGCCCGCTGCACATCGGACAACTCGTCCCCGTGGTGCTGCACGTTGTACCCCGGCTTCTTCCCCGGCTGTGACGGCGTGCCCTTCTCACGTTCTTTCGATTCCCACGTCAAAAACTTCTGTTTCCAGTTCCGTACGGGGTCACCATTCCCGTCGACCCAGTTTCCGGCAGAATAATAGTCGAAAAATTTCTGTGCCAGATTCTGGACTCCACGCTCCTTCGCGTATGCGGAAACATCTTCCAACGTAGGTGGTATAAATTTCTTACGTTTCTTCTCAGAAATAGAACTACTTTCTTTTCTATTTCCATTTCCATTTCCTAAAGGTAATACCGTGGTATTACCGCAAGCACTACCATCATCCATACCAGAGTTATCATTTTCTTTGTTCCAACGCTTGCTGATGTTCTCCCTTTGACGCTGGCAATGCTTGTCCCGTTTTTCGATTTCAAGCTCCATCCGGCGGTTGAAGTACTTGCCGTCCTCATCCTTCTGAAACTTGCTCATAACCTCGTCTGACGGCTTTTTGACAGCCCGTATGATTTCCTGCATCGTCATATGCCCGCGCTCTCTTTGGAGACACAGGAGCGTGATATACTGCCCACGCTCCCGCATATCCATCAAGGCACAGCCGGATAGGAAATCCGACGTGTAAAACAAGACGGCAGGGTCTTTGTTGTTTGCCATCCCGCCACCGCCTTAGAACGGCAGTTCTTCGCCGTCATCTTCGTCCATCATCGTAAACCCGCCGGGGTTTTCCGGGTCCTTCGGCTCCGAAGATTTCTTTCCTTCGCCGAAGTAAACACGGTTTGCCACGATCTCAGCAGACCGGCGCTTGTTGCCGTCCTTATCCTTCCAGTCGCGCAGCTGCAACCGACCGTCTACGACGGCCATGCTACCCTTAAAAAAGTAGCCGCTTACAAAATCAGCGGTTCCCGCCCACGCGACGCAATCAATGAAATCCGTCTCTTTCTCTCCGCCCTTCGGCGTAAGATCGCGGTCAACCGCCAGCGTGAAGGATGCAACGGACGTTCCGCCATTCGTCTTTCTCAACTCCGGGTCTCGAGTCATTCTGCCCATAATAACAATGCGGTTCAGCATTCGCCGTCCTCCGTATCCGCCGCATTCTCTTCCGGAGCGCCAAAAATGACTTTCAAAACATCGTCGAAACGATACGAGGGCATCTTCTTATACGATTCAGCGAGCATGTCGAGCGTCAGGCACTTCTTCGCCAATTCCTCATACTTTTCCGTACTCAGTTTTACATAGGATTCCATAATTACGTTCCTTTCTTATAAATGTGGTTCAGCATGCTTCCTCCTTACAGCATGACTGTTACGCGCCCAGCTTCGATCTCGTCGGCAAGATGTTCCTCGAGGTATTCCTTGATCGTCTTCCGCGCTTCCAGCTTCCACATACCGCCGTCTGCCTCAACGAACGAAATGCCTCTTTCGTCAATTCGGATAAGGAACAGTCCAAGCGGCTGCTCAATTTCCTGGAAGGTTCTGTACGGGCGAAGTTTTACCAGCGGGCGAATCGTCGCGTTGGCCTGTAAGCTCACACCCTTCTGCGTGACAATCGTCGTAGCGACGCCAATATCGTTATAGGTGATCTTTGCGCCGGTCGTGATCTGCGAAAGCAGCTGAAGCGTATACGCGCGATCTTCCGAGTCTTGAAATCTGGTTTGCAGCGCGACTGCCGCCCGTTCGAACGTGAGTTTTGTTTCCGCATCCCAGCCGGGAACGTCCGTCGCACGAACAAAATACGGCGTTAACCGCTCAAACGGAGTATCCATATCCGGGGTTCTGAAAGCCTCAACGCAAAGATGCGATGGAATCTTGATAAACAGCTGGCCGTCTTCGGCATTAGCTGTTCCCTCCCGTAGGATCATCTTGCACAGCGCGTCGAGACTGTTCAGTTCAAGCGTTTTCGCGCCGTAAACATCCTCGTGGATTTCCTTGTAGTTTCCATTCGGCAGGACAGCAAACGTGTGGTCTCCAATTTCCAAAACCTGCGGCTTCGCCATAGCCTCAATTTTCTCGATAGCTTCCTTAATCATTTCATTTTCCTCCTTACGCATTTCTAACCAAATTCAAGACGGGTGCTACTTCCTGTTCTTCGCCCATCATATCCAGCTGGCCGGGCACGTTCGGTACCATTTCCACCGCCGTGACCTCGCCAAATTCATTTCCGGTGATATAAAGTGATGTCGCAACCGGATTTGTCGGGCAAAGAGCGCTTTTCACGCCGCAGGCAACCGATACGGTCTGCCGGTTGGAGTCTGGGCGGAACTCAATGGTAAGCTGCACTTTCCGCTTTGCTGTAGCCTCTGTGTTCGGGTCAAGGATGTTGTCCACGACCTTTGTCATTTCGTAGTCGATTCTCTCCATAATCGCTCCACGAGCCATTTGGAGAATGCTTGTCCTTGTGTCTTCCATGATCTACATTCCTTTCTTGTAAATAAGCTTTTCTTCATCCCACCCGGGATATTTCATTTTTAAGTAGCGTCTGATATACGCTTTCATGTGCTCGCGCTTCGCCGACTGGTCGAACTGCTTGTGGCAGCCATCGCACAACGTCACAATGTTCTCTTCGATCCCAAGCCCACCCTGCGAGCGTGGGATGAAATGACACCACGGATTGCCGGGGCGGAGGCAGACGATGCAGCGCCCGCCGTCGCGCGCCCAGACGGCCTTCTTGACCTTCTCAGGTATCTTTGTCGCCTTCGTTTCTTTCCTCATCCTGCCTCCATTCCAGCGCCATACGCTCGAGTTCTTCCGGCGGGAGCGTCTCAATGCCCTGCTGTTTGCAGTCCTCAACGACCAGATCAATGAGCCGCGCCATCTGCTTTGTGTCGTAGGTGCTCGAGCCGTAGTAGCAAATGACGTTCGTGCAGCCCGGAATTTTTGACGCCATGATCTCCGTACACCATCCGAGACCGCGCGATTCCCAGCCTTCCCGAAACCGCTTGACCGCTGCGTCCGGAATGCAGATCGTATCGGAGTTATCGCCAACGTCCGGGATATAGTGCCGGTAGACCTCTTCCGGTGGAATCCCAACCTTGACCGAAAGCTTATTGCAAAGCACCCAAAGATACCGGTTTGCCTCCGGACTCCGCTCCTTGCGAAATTCCTTGATCGTGACCGTGTACTTCTTCTGTGGGTCAAGTTCCCCGGCTACCATCTGGGCTTGTCCGGGCAGCTCCGGTCGGAGCTTCAGCCAGCTTCCCGCCGCGTCCATGCTCCACGACGCTTCAACGACATTCAGCTCTCTCATGCCTTACTCGCGCAGTTCCAGCAAAGGCATCTGCCAAAGCGCTTTCTTGTTTTTTCCGCTACAGCCCTTGCGCTGAACTGAGAACCTCCTTCAACAACCTGTGTGATCTCCCCGCCGCAATCCGCGCAAATCAAAGCCTTTGGCTGGGCTTGCTGCTTCTCTTTCGGCTGTGCGGTCTGCTTCTGGTATTCGTCTGTGTCGGCGTCCTTTGTATCGTCGATAGCAAACAAGCCGTTGAGTGCATATTTCCGCGCGTAGGATGAAGCTGTACCGGTAATCTGCGGCTCATCCATACCCTTCTTGCTTTCCGGTTCGCGGGCAAAAGCTGTTGTAATGACGCTGCTTTCGCCGTCTGACAGTTCAGCTCTTGCTATGACATAGATTCGCCCACCGGTTTCCGCGATGCTGTCCGAAATCGTCAGCGTGCAGCCAACGGTTTTCAGAAGCGGCTTTACCGCCTCTAAAATGCTCTCGCAGCTGCGGTATTTGTAGCCGCCAAAGTTGTTTGTCTTATCCTTCGGCGCTTTCAGTTCTGCCTGAATCTGAATCAGTTTCTCGTTGATCGTCATATAACCCCTCCAATTCCAATCGGCACCAATAGCCGCGGGCAAACTCGTTGACAATATATTCCCCTGTCAATCTGCACTGTTTCCGGCTGTAAGTCTCAAAAAACGGGCAGAACTGGCAGCAGATGTGGTCCTGATCAAAATAGACGCTGACGCGCGTTTCGACCGGAATATAATCAACGCCGGAACGTCCTTTTTTCATAACCCAGTTCCTCCAAAATGTGCCTTGTGCCAAGTGTTTCTACCAGAACAGCGATAATCTGGTTGTTCGGGTCACGGTCCTCTCTGTCTGTCAGATCAGCCATGTTCCCTTCGTCTCCGACCCAATACTCGCCGCCCTCATAAATCTCATTGCCGAACACATCGTACATGCACGGCGCTTGCTGCTTATCTTTCATCATCCACCAACCTGTATCTGGCATAGCTCGTGTCCTCACCATACCGGTTCTTGCTCGTTTCCGTTTCCTTCTTGATCGCGTAACCCTCACGCTTGAGATCAAAAATCCTCGCTCCCAGACGCATACAGCTGATGTCCCGAATCGCTTCCAGCTGCGTAATGCTTCCGAAGTCGCGCATATATTGCAGGATTCTCTCCGTCTGCTTCATGTTCACCTCCACGCTTCTGTAAACACCGTCCAGAACACGATATCGCGGTACGTGACCTTCTGCTCCTGAGTCGATTCGGGCGGATTCGCGCATGTGTAGCGGAACCACTCCCGCCATCTGTTGCACATGCAATTCTCCCCGCGCCCCTTCGTGCAGCTCTCACAAGGGTGCTCCATATCATGCCCCCGTAAGCACCGCGCCGACGAAGAAGCACGCCGCCGCGCCTCCAAGCGTGACCGCCGCCCGGAACAGGCCGAAGCCCAGCATAACCGCCGTACCGCCCAGCAGCATACACGCCACAGAGAAGCAGGCCGTTTCCGCGATCTTCATCAGGCTCTTTTGCCGCTTGCGAAGCCGCACGATCTCATCCCACCTTTCGCCAAGCTCGCGCTCCCGCGCCGCCCGGTGGTTTAACTCCGTGATAATTTCAACGTCACTCATTCTCTGCCTCCACAAATTCGCCGCACATGATATTCTCCGGCTTGGTCTTCGCGATAATTTTTCTGTATTCGCTTGTGATTCTCACGCGGAGGCCTGCGTAAATGCCAAACTCACAGCCTGCCTCGATGCCATAGCCTGCCTCGATGCCATAGCCTGCCTTGATGCCATAGCCTGCCTTGATGCCATAGCCTGCCTCGATGCCTTCGCCTGCCTCGATGCCACAGCCTGCCTCGATGCCATAGCCTGCCTTGATGCCATAGCCTGCCTCGATGCCTTCGCCTGCCTCGATGCCACAGCCTGCCTCGATGCCATAGCCTGCCTCGATGCCACAGCCTGCCTCGATGCCATAGCCTGCCTTGATGCCATAGCCTGCCTCGATGCCATAGCCTGCCTTGATGCCATAGCCTGCCTTGATGCCATAGCCTGCCTTGATGACATAGCCTGCCTCGATGCCCCAGCCTGCCTTGATGCCCCAGCCTGCCTCGATGCCCCAGCCTGCCTTGATGCTTCCGGAAACTTCTAGCCGTCCAGCAAAAATGATTGATTTTTCGGTGATCAGATCGCCGTCGACCTTCCGGACATCATCCGTCCTGCCGAATTCTGAAAGCAGCCATAATCCGTAACTGAAATTCTTCTCCGCGCAGCAGTCCAGCAAATCCTGATACTCTACGCCATCCGGATACTTTTCTTCCGGGAATTCTTTCAGAAAATCCCTGTATCCGGCTGCACATGCGCCTTTCTCCCGCAGGAGCTCCTTTGTAATTTTCATTTCATCCTCCTTGAATAATCTTCCTTGCCGAGTGGGGCTTTTCTGTTTGCTGCATAGCCCTTGCCGTGCGTGCCGTACCGTGCTTATCTCAGCCTTTCCTTTGCGTCTCTGAGCCCTTCGCAGCCCTTCCGCCGCTACGCATTGCTGAGCTTTACATTGCCTTTGCTGTGCTGATCGGTGCTCGTCTCTGCCCTTGCCTGTCGAAGCAAAGCGCGCGTTACTACGCCGTTGCCAATCCTTGCTTTACTTCGCCCTTGCCACGCGATCTTTGCGATACTTCGCCTCTGCTGCGCTTCTCATAGCTATTCCCTAGCATAGCCCCGCTTAGCCTAGCACCGCTAAGCCCTGCCGCTGCAAACATAGCATCCCATGCCGCCGCGAAGCCAGACTATTCTTTGCCTTTGCGAAGCACATCAAATCTCTACAGTGCCGTTGCCACACATTGCATACCAAAGCCTTTGCGTACCTAGCATTGCACGACCAAGCCTTTGCTTCGCTACGCAGCTCCAAGTCATGCCCTCGCTACACACAGCAGTCGAAGCCCTTGCCGAACTTTACGCTGCAACACAACGCCATTGCTACGCTTTGCAACACCACGCCGTTGCCGTTCAATGCCTGTCCTCGCCGCTCGGCGCCATGCCTCTCCCTCGCGAAACTATGCGGTTCCACGCCTATCCGTTGCCCCTCGCCGCGAAGCTGTGCGTTGCAGAGCATTTCCGTCGCTATCGTCGCGCATCGACGCCCAGCCTTTGCCACACAATTCCATCCATAGCCATTGCACTTCGTTGCCACTCCACGCTGCGCCCTTGCTTTGCTGTGCCGATCACGGCCATTCCCGGCCCCGCCATCGCGCTTACTCGAGCACTTCGTAGGTGAACCGTCCCTTTCCGGAGTTCCGCCACTGGCCAATGCCTCTGAGCCGTCCGTAATCCAGCCATTCCAAGACGATATCCTTGTGCGCCTTTTCGTCCAGCATCGTAATTTCAAACTCGATCGTGCTGCCCGCCGGGATTTCCTCCGAGTTCGCAAGCGCCACACGCTCGCCCTGCGGGGTCGGTGCTCTCAAAGGCCGCTGGCATTCGCCGATCTCGCCGTTGACGGAAATCGGGATGTGCCGCGGCTCGACGAAAATCAAACCGTCGATGATCTTCTTGTAAGCTTTCAAGCTCGAGCTCTTCGTGCTTTTTACTCTTGCCAACATGCCGCAAGAGTCTTTGAAGAACCCCTTGACTTGGTAATCGTAGAGGCTCGGATACCCGTTCGCGCGGGGGAACACCGTCATTCCCTTGTCTGCTACCACGTCCGCGCCCAAAGCCGCGATCTCATCTTCGATGGTAGAAGCGTCCGGCGCTTTCGATGCGATGAAATCCCGCGCCACGTTCTCATTGCTCGGCCACGTGCCAAGCACAGGCTCCAAAAATGTTAATCTGACTTTCATTTGCGTTTCCTTCCTTTTCGTTTGTTCTTAGATTTTTGCAAGCGCCAAAACCGGATACTTAGTAATCAAAGGAGTCCAAAAACTCCTCCCGCGTGATTCCAAGCCGCTTGCAAATTGCGATTGTCCCTTTCATCTGCTCTCCCAATGGCTCGCGCATTCGCTTTGTCAGCGTCGTTTTGCTTGATACCCCGGCGAGTTTAAGCAAGTCGTCCAGTTTTACGTTTCTCTCCTTTACCCTCCCGTAAATCAGGCGGGACAGGTTCTTCGACGTATTGTCCCGACCGAGCTTTACCGCTGGCATGTTATTCCTCCTTTTCCGTCTGAGCCTCTTTTACAAGGCTCAAGGTTCCTTCCGTTTTCTCGGCTTCTGTAGCAGCGAGTCGACCGATACGCCAAAATAGTCGGCAACTAGCGTTAGTTTTTCTTTTCATCTTTCCACCTCATCCAGCGCCGCCAGTAGCAACGCCCCAAGCATCAGCACCAGCGGTACAAACGAAAGACGATGTACCGTTGCTGCTCCTGCGCAAATCTTCTGGATTAACAGCGCAAACATGGCGCTCACACCGCAGCCAAAAAATCCGCCCGCCAGCAGAAGTGCAAGGTAGTGCAATACTCTTTTTATGAATCGCATATTACGTCTCCTTCTCTTTGCCCATCAGCTGGGCGGCTGCCGCCATGCCCTGAATGTAGGCCAGCGCCGTTTCGCGCTGTGCAGGCGCAAGCTTGTTCATTTCAACAGCAATTTCCGTTGCCTGCTTCTTCTGTTCTTCCGACATCGTATCACCTCACTTTTGTTTCTCCATTTTGTAACCTGGGTTCATTTTAGCACGTCTGAGTTTCATTGTCAAGCACTTTTTTGAATCTGGGTTTCATTTTATTCTTGACATCTTTTTTAAAGTGTGGTAATCTAGGCTTGCGCAAAGGAGGTATTATATATGGAGGATATTAACAACCGAATCGATCTTCTAATCAAGGATCTTGGAATTACGAAAACGAGATTTGCAGAATCGCTTCATGTTTCTTCGCAGTTCATTTCGTCTTTGTGCTCCGGCGCAAAGCAGCCAAGCGAGCGTACCATTTCTGACATTTGCCGAGAATTTAACGTTTCCCTCGATTGGCTGCAAAGCGGCAACGGCGAGATGTATGTGCAGCGCAGCGCAAACGAAGAACTAGGGCTAATGGTTGCAAGCCTTATGGCCGAAGCTGATGAGTCGTTCCGGAAGCGCTTTGTTTCCGCGATGCTCGAGCTCCCGCCAGAGTTCTGGCCAGAACTCGAAAAATTCATAAAAAAAATAGCCCAAGACGACTGATCGTCTTGGGCTACGTTTTTCTCATCGAACAATGTTTTTGATGAGCAGCAATATGATGCATAGTTGGTCTCCTGTGGCTGCTTCTAAGTGCCGCATAATGTCGTTTTTTGTCGTTTCCATTCTTCCATCCATAATTTTCTCCATTTCCGTCAAATTTTAGGTTGTTTTTTCGTGCAGGTTTCAGGTTGTGGATGCAATGTCTCGATGATAAAATAAAAATGCGCGTAGAAACTGCGTGCCCCCTATGGCGAAGCGGTGGTGATTGCAAATTTTTAACTTATTTAAGCGGCGCAAAAGAATAAAATTTACTGTTGAAACGCATGCGTTTGAGAATGGCCGTGAAGTCGAGCTTAGGTCTGATGCGTCCACGCCTTGCGAGCTTCCAGATTTCAACGAATTGAAATTCGTAAACGATCACATCAAGCCATACGAAGATATCATGATTGGGTTTGCCACCACGTTAAAAGGCAAGCATAAGATTGATGATGAAATTAAGCTTCTCGAATGTGAGATTGCCGCGTATAACGATCTTCACCAATTCTGCATATCCTGCGGTCAAGCCCAATATTTTTTGGAATCATGGGTAGAGCCTTTCCGGCATGAGCCGGAGGCTACTACATATATCTCTCCCGCAATTGATCGCCTGAATTATCTCAAGGAAAACTATCAGACGTTAAAGCGGCAGGAAAACATAAGACTAGCGCTGCTTCCAACCTTAGATGCGAAATTGCTTGTCTTTATCGATACGAACCAACCAATTTTGCAAACAGACATATACAAAGCGTTCGACAGTGCCGTCAAGGAAGATATCAAGGAACGCCTTTATTTTTGGGATAAAGAAGGCCGAATTTCCAGAGTGAAACGTGGCTCCACATACGTAGTTTCAACCAATACATCTTGGTGAAACCATTATTTTGATGGAGGATTCTATAATGAAAAGAATACTTGCATTCGTTCTCGCTGCGCTTCTTCTGACCGGCTGCGCGGCAAAAACCACGAAGAGAGAACCAGATAAAGAGAGGGAAACAGAAACAATCGCCGTTACTGACGCAAAGGTTGGCTCTTCTCCAGAAGTGCCGGAGCCCGAAGAGCCGATTGTTCAGGAACAGCCCGAGGTTCCCATTGCGCCCTCGTTCGATGAGCCAGTTGCAGAAACAACGTCACAGAAATCATCCGGCGTATACGTTGGAAGTATTGACTCGGATAAATACCACAATCCGGGTTGCCGCTTTGCAAAAGAAATCCTCCCAGAGAATGAAATCTGGTTCGATAGCACAGAAGATGCACAGAATTCTGGGTATTCGCCTTGTGGAGGCTGCCACCCTAAATAATATTATAGCGCAATGTTTACACCCAAAAATAGAAAAGAGGAAAATAAGATGGACACTGTAGTAAGACCCGTTCCAACCGAAAATCAAAAGTTTTGCAAATTTTGTGGTGCGATCATCGACAAGGACTGCGTGATTTGCCCGAAATGTGGAAAGCAAGTTGAAGAATTAAAGTCCGCGCAGCCGAACGTCGTAATCAATAACACGAACACAAATGCGAACGTGAATACTATCCGCGGGTATGGTCGTCCGAAGAGCAAATGGGTTTCATTCTTCCTTTGCCTTTTCTTCGGTATGATCGGTGCGCATAAATTCTATGAGGGCAAAGTTGGAACAGGAATCCTGTATCTCTTTACACTTGGGTTGTGCGGGATTGGATGGGTCATTGACACTATCGCAATCTTGCTGAAGCCGAATCCTTATTACGTCTAACTCATAAACTTAGAGTTCTGCCACTGCTCCCGTGTCTCGCCTACATCCGACACACAGGCAAAGAGCATGGGCGCTCCTTTGATGTAGTCGAGGCTCAGACTGTGGACGTCTTTGAAAAGCGCCCCGTCTACGATGATGTTTACTTTCCCGTTTTCAAAGCGAATATTGATGCTCTGCATTTGGTGTACCTCCATATTTTAGAACGTTCGTTCAAGAATTTCAATTTGGAATCTTCCACAAAGAACACCTTGCATTTTCTTCGTCCGGTAACCCTCGTAAGCGGCAATTATGGGACAGACTATTTTGTATAATGGAATGTTTAAGATCGCCCCACCGTCGCTCCCCCGGCGGTGGGGCTTTCTCACGCGCCTGTAACCAGCATAGCAAAGTGGGCAGAAATGTCCACCCTCAAATTGGTAAAATCATACCAGTGGCGGAAAAATCAGCGAAATATATGTGAAAACGGAGGTATATCATGTCAGCAATTCAGGAACTCGCCCCATATATTTCTGCATATCAGAGGAACATAAAGCGGGCGAAGGAAGATCAGCATTACACCATCGACAGACTTGTCGAGGAATCCGGCGTTTCCAGATCGGCTGTGACGAAGCTCTGCGCAGGAACACAGCAAGACCCGAAACTGTACAATTCTGCCGCGCTGTGCCGCGTTCTCGGGCTGTCGCTGGATGAGCTGTTCGGGCTAAAACCGCCTACTGACAGCCCAAGCGAACTACAGGAGCGGAACCACAGGCTTGAACTCGAGAACGTCAGAGCGACCGCCGCAAACGAAATGCAGCGGGCGCAGATCAAAGCCACACACGCTATCTGCTACCTGCTGGTCTTTTTCTGTGCCATGCTTGCGTTTTCGCTGATCGTGTACCTTGTTATCGACTCGCAGATTACAGACGCTGGCATCATCCGGGGCGGAAGGATATCTGTGATGGCGTGGATATTTATTGCCTTGATTGTCGTGTCCATACTGGCCGTAGGCTTCACCATTCTTCGTATCGTCAAAAAGGAGAACCGCAATGAAAAAACTGAAAGTCCCAGAGGCTGAAAAACTGCCGTCCGGCTCTTACCGCTGCCGTGTGATGGTGAACGGGCGGGTTAAATCGTTTACAGCCGCCACAAAGCGAGAAGCAGAGCAAGAAGCTTTAGAATACAAAATCGGTATCCTTTCTGCCGAGGAGGCAAAGCCGGAAATAACAATCCGCAAAGCCATAGACGAATACCTGGAATTCAAGAGCAGCACTCTTTCCCCAGCGTCTATTCGCGGACACAGAATCAAGCAACGGTGTTACCTCCAACCTATCATGGATGTCCCCTTATCCAAACTCTCCGTGAGTGCTATACAGCAGGCGATCAACGCCGAAAAATGCAGCCCGAAGACCATCCACGAAACATGGGCGCTGATACGTCCGGCGCTTAAGCGATATGGTGTATCATACGAAGTGGCGCTTCCCGCCATCCAATCGGACGAGCACGCTTTTTTGTCTGCGGAAGAAATTCCTGTGTTTTTGAAAGCGGCGGAAGGGAGCAAGTATGAAATCGCGTTTCTTCTTGCGCTGCACTCTCTGCGTGTGTCAGAAATCCTCGGTTTGCGTTGGGAGAACGTTGATCTGAAAAAGCAGTCCATAACGGTTCGAGGGGCTACCCTGTTCGACGAAAACAACAAGCTGGTGAATAAAGTGTCTAACAAAAACCGTTCTTCACGGCGGACTATCCCAATCATGATACCGAAGCTGTCGCAGCTGCTTTCAGAAGCAGAAAGATCGAGTGATTTTGTCATCGTTGCAAATCCGAACAGCATTCGCGCTGCATCAAATAAAATATGCAAGGAAGCGAATTTGCCAGAAGTCGGGACACACGGTCTGCGGCATTCCTTCTGCTCCCTTGCATATAAGCTTGGTATATCAGAAAAAGTCACGATGCAGCTGGGCGGATGGTCAGACTACGGAACAATGCGTAAAATCTATACACACATCGCACAAGCAGACATTTCCGAGTCTGTGCAGGAAATGAAAAAGTTCTTCTCTTAATTTTGCCACGATATTTGCCATGAAAATAAAAAGTGCAGTATTTTCAACTGGTTTAAAGCTCAATTCGAGAGTTCGAATCTCTCCTTCCGCGCCAAAGAAGAAACCCTGTAATCTCAAGTGATTACAGGGTTTTCCTTTGTATATCAAGGCTTTCAGGCATTTCGAGCGTATCATTTATTTGCGATGCGTATCAATTATTTGACACGCAAAACACAATTTTGACACGCATTTTTGCCACGGAATTTGCCACGCTTTTTGCCTCGTCATAGGGACTTTATTTTTCTTAAAACAGAATCATATACCCTTCGGTTTACAAGTGAAAGCGTGTCCATGAGTTCGTCAACGACCGTCCAAGCCTTCGCCGGGTCTTTCCCGGCTACCGCAAGCAAAAACTCACTGTCCCCGTAAACGCCCACGGTAGCCGGTTGCGCGGTAACAGGAGCGGGAGCGCCGGAGTAGTAACCCACATACCTACCGCCGTCGCCCCGTTCCTCTTCCTGCATCTTGTCGCGTATCACATATAGGTTCGCCAGTTTGGCATAATTGGGATAGCTGGATTCTTCGTATTCCAGCCGTGCTATTTCCTTTCGGATTTCGGCCTCATCCAGCATGTCTGTCCCCCCTTATGCTCTGTCAATCTGCTCCATGCAGCGGCGGATGGCCTCGCGCGTTTTATCATCGTCCGCGTCGCGCATCATGTCTTCCAGCGTCGAGCGCATATGCTCCCGAGCATCGGTCCGACTGTATCGCCCCATAGAATCGCGACGCCTGCCACGGTAAGAGCTGCCGCGACCATACGTGCCGCGCATGTCCGCCTCCCACTCTCCGTCACGCGAATACCCGCCATCCTCGAGCATTTCGATTTTATAAGTGTTCTTGATGGAACTGGTAAGCTTCTGGATGGCATCCAGATCGCCAGCGGACATTTCGCGCTTGTCGGCGATTTCGTCCAGCTCTTTGCAGAGCATTTCCCGAAGGTTTCTCAAATCGTACATATTCCTTCCTCCCTTCACGATACGCGCTCGACGATCATATTGCTATTTGCGAAACTGATCGCCTGTGCGCTGGTGTTCTTTGCTGCTACAGTCAGGCAGCAGCCGCGCGGAACTTCCACGAATGCAGAAACGTAGATGTTGAAATAGTTCTCAACAGCCGCAGGGGTTACGGTCGCTGTGGCGCTGTTCAAAGCCTCCCCGTTGATGGCGAGCGCAGCGGTGATAGCTCCGACTGTTCCGCCTGTAGGAATGGCGATATTCGCGCCAAAGGATACACGGAACTTCGCCTTGCACTGCTGCGTCAGACCACGCAGCGTAACAAGTCCGCTTCCGTCACGGTGGACGATACACGGTTTGCCACAAGCCGACGTGGAAATTAGAGGGACGTTCTGCCCAGCGGCAACAGTTTGAATTCCGGATGATGTAAATTCAGCCATAAAATCATTCCTTTCTGCCTCGAATTCGAGGCAATTAAAATAGCGGCGGGACGATTGCCCCGCCGCGTTTCTTGAGTATCGGCAAGGAACCGATCATTTTCGTGAAGTCACGAAAAAGCTCTACGTTATGGAGTTAAGCGCAGTTGCCGCAGCCGTAGTTATAGCCGCTATTGCAGCCTGCAAACTGGTACGGAGCCGGTACCGCGAACGACGGGACCGGGCGCGGGTTATAATACGCCAGCTGCCCACTTACGTAGGACTTGAGCGTGTCGTTCTGCGCCGACTGAGAAGCCGCCAGCTGCGCCGCAAAGAGCTGCTGGTTCTGCTCGGCAATCTTCGCGTCCTTTGCAGCCAGTTCCTGCGCCGTCAATCTCTGGTCAATGCTGCGGAAGCCGCAGTTCATCGCGTCGATGATGTCGCGAGTGCTGTTCTGCATCTGGTTGCGAGTGTCGCAGGCCTGCGTCGCGAGGTTGTAATTGACGCCCTGAATCGCTTCTCTCGTCTCGCAGCAGCAGTTTGCATTCTGCATTGCCATGTTGTTGAGCTGCTGCATCAATGCAGCCTGCTGGTTGCAGCGGGAAAGCTCTGCATTCCCGAACCCCGTAAGCAGGGAGTTGTTCACGGCATAGAATCCGTCACACAGCCCGCCGTTGATGATATCCATCTTGCGTTCAATGTTGGAGAAGTCAGAGGCCAGAACATAGCCGTCAACTACTCCGCCCCCGTTGTTGCCGCCGCCAAAGCCGAAGCCGTTACCCCAGCCTCCGAACGCGGCAAAGATGAGGAACAGCACGATCCACCATGCGCCGTCACCGCCCCAGCCAAAGCCGTTGCCGTTGCTGGAATTTACGGGTGCAACAGGCATAGTAGCCTGAACGCCGCCGTCAGAAAGAGACATATCAATCTCTCCTTTCATAAAAATTTTATTATACAAATCTGCGCAGATGTTGTATCTAGAAAATATGTGTGCTATAATTAAAACAAACAAATCCACCAAGCGAAAGAGAGGCGATTATATGTGGATGCCAGTAGCCGGATATGAGGGGCTTTACGAGGTAAGCGATTTCGGAGAAGTAAAAAGCCTAAACTATAATCACACCGGCAAAGAAAAGGTTTTAGCAAAAAAACACCATCGGTCAGGATATGATACAGTCACGCTCTGCAAGAACGCAGAAAACAAAAACAAATCTATACATATTCTTGTTGCACAAGCGTTTGTAGATAACCCACAAGGAAAGCCGCAAGTAAACCACAAAGATGGGAACAAGCGTAACAATCGCGCAGAAAATCTTGAATGGGTAACTGCATCGGAAAACATCAAGCATAGTTTTTACGCTCTCGGAAAACAATCGGTAAATAAAGGTAGGCTCGGAAAGTCGCACTATGCAGCAAAACCAATATACCAATATTCTCTTGACGGGAAATTTGTTAAGGCGTGGGATTGCGTTTCAGACGCTGCGCGCGAGATTGGGTGTAATCCTTGCCAGATACTAAATAACACAAAAGGGAGAAACAGAACTTGTCACGGCTATATGTGGAGATACGAAAAGTCCGACAGCATAGACACTGAGCCTGCAATCAGTCGGAAAACCCACAAAAAAGCAGGCTTATAGCAATCCACTACCCCAATAGCTGCTGAAACTGTCCAGCCATCTGCTGTAGCTGGTTCAACTGCTGCTGCGAGATTTTCCCAGACTGCACCAGCTTTTCAACCTCCGCCCTCGGGTCTCCCTGAAAGCTCTGCTTGAACTGCTGAAACTGCCGCATCATATTTTGAAACTGTCCCATCATTCCGGGCATTTGCCCGCCGCCAAGTGCATTAAACAGTGGATTCATTTTCCGCCTCCTTCATCTTTCTAACGGGCCTAACGCTCAGAGCCGCCACCTTTGCCGCCAGTTCGTCAAAGTCCTTGCGGGTCACGTATTCCACCGCAGGCACTGTTTGCGTCGCTGTGGGGCTCACAGGGGCTGTAGAGCGCTCTACGAGGTCATACGTTGTCATTGTCGGTTTGCCGCTTGCATCGGCTTTCTTCACATACACGACCGGCGCGTTCATGTCCCAGAGCGTGACGGCGTTATTCGGCGCGACGATAAATTCGTTTGCCGCCTTTTCGTTCGGAACCCAGATGATAGACTGTCCCCCACTCTGCTGTGGCTGAGGTTGCGGAGTCGGATACTGCGGTGTAGGCTGATACTGTGGACGCATCATTGGTTCCTGCATCATGGGCGGTTGATTATAAATCGGCTGCTGATACACATAAGGCTGTTGTCCGAACATCATTTATCCTCCTTTTCCCAGTAGAACAGCGGGATTTCATTCCCGGAATTCCAGCTATCGAAATACTTTCCGTCCTCCACACAAACGACGTGACTTGATAGAGCGAGTACATACACACCGCGCGGATGGTCTCTTGCGAATTCCTCGACCGTATAGCAGTCCGGGCATGTGTTCGGCACAACGTTCCTGGTAAATCCCTGCTGCCGGAGGTACGCGCCCCAGACACTGTTTGCCGACGGCATGTCCCCCATCTTCAACCCTTGTAGGCAAAGCCCAACGTATGTTTCATCCCAGCTCTTTCCCGTCGCCTTTGAGATCGCCCGGACGGTACAGTCTCCGACTTGTTTTCCTTCCGGGTTTGGATTGAAATAAGAAAAGCCCATGCCGAACACTCCTTTGATGTGTCCAGTATGGGCTTTCCCGTATTTTTGTGTGCCTCAATTTTGCATCACTTTCGCTTATCTTGCATCTCTTTAAAATACGCGAGGCTCCAAACGCCTTGCTGCTCGAGCGTGAGGCATTTGTCAAAGTTGTCGGTAAAGGTCTCGATGTCAATTTTGCCGTACTGTTCGGCGATTTCGCGGTCGATATCTTCCGTTGCCTTGCCCATCGCGTGGAGCTTGCGGACCATAATGGTCGCCCACTTGATGGGGAAACGCTGCGCATTGTCAATGTCGCTCTGGCTCCGTGTATTTGTGGCCTTGCGGCAAATCGCAAAGATCGTCGCCAGCGCCTGAATCTGCTCGGTTGTCATATCAGATACCTCCCTGTTTATATACTCACCAATCCAGCCCCGCAGGAGCTCATTGGGTGTTGCCCCGTCCTCTTTTGCTGCCGCCTTAAATTCTTCAGCAAGCTCACGCCGCACTCTAGCGGCGACGTTTGTCATGTTTTCGGCCTGCCACTTTGCAGTGGCGCGGCGCTGCGAATCGCTCTGCATAGTTCCACCTCCAATCAGCAAGGCATGGGGTCGTCGAGGTCCGCCGCGCGGCGCAAGGCTGATTTTACAGCCTCAAGGTCGAAACTCTCAACGGGCTCCGAATTCGCAACCATCATCTCTGCCATGATATCGCCGGTTTCGTCCATGTAAACCTGCGCGTTCACGGCATTCGCGAAGCGGGTCAGCAGATCGGCTCCGTCTTTATACGGTGCCATTTTCTTTTCGCGGTCTGCTCTGATCGCCGCGAATTCAGTTTCCGAGATAAACCCCTCGCACATAAATTTGTGCGCCGTTTCCACCTCCGCATAAATTCTACTTTCGATGGTGCTGAGTTTATTTGACGCGTAGTAAAGTTTCTTTGTATTGATGCTCTTGATTTCCATTGTTTGTTCCCTCCCGGCTTTCGCCTTGCTTTATCTTATGGCCTTATTATATAGTATTAAACACTATATGTCAAGTACTTTTTGCAAAAATATAAAAAAATAAGCGCCGAGAAACCGGCGCTTATCTCAGTTATACAGTTTTTTGGATGTGCGCTGCATCTCCCGCACGATACCCGGCAGGCGGCGTTGCACCGTAGCGCGTCCAAGATACAGCTCTGTGGCAACGTCTACCTGTGGTAACTTATCCACAAAATACAGTTGCGCGATTTTTGCGTTCTCCCTTCCGAGATTTGCCTGATAGATGACGGTTTCCATGTCGTTCCTCGTCAAACAGCCAAGCTCCGGCGGGAGTTTTGCCCGCGCCTGCGGTGCCATAATAACACCACCTTACTTCATCGCTGCTGCGAGCTTTTTGAGAAGATCGTCACCGTACTTGTATCCGGCGAGGTAATCGATCGTGCTGTCTGTAAGACCGGCCTTCTGCTTGATGGTCTTCTTTGCCTCCTCGACGGCCTCGTCGACCTTTACGGTGTCGTACTCGACCCACGGGAGCTTTCCGTGCTTCTGCCAATTGCGGGCGTGGTAGCCTGCTTTCGTGCCGATGTTCTGGACGGCGGTAATCTGTGCGCCGTTGTCCCAGATCGGGGTGCATTCGACCGCCAGACCGTCACCGATGTACATACCCCAGTGGCCGGGCATCCAGAGACCTTCGCCGGGAATCAGCTTGTCCCAGCCGATGCCGGACACGGCGTAGCACTTGGCGATCATGCCGTCGGCGGAGACATCCGGCACACTGTTCGAGGCGTATCTTGCACCGCCGTAGTAGGCGTTTTTGTTGCCGTTCCAGCCCCAGAGGATGCCCTTTGTCAGGTTCACGCAGTCAAAGCCATAGACAACTTTCCCAATCAGACTGCGCAGATACGTGACTCTGCCGCCGGTGTACCAGTCCGGGTACTGGGCGGATTTCTCGTCAATGATCGTTTCGCTCACGGGGGAGCCGAAGCAGCCCCACATGTAAACGGTCTTGTAATTCTTCGCAACGTCAATGTGCCTGCGCACAAGCTCGGATGCTTTCATCATTTCTGTTCGCCCTCCTGCGGCGTACCCGCACTGTCAAGCACATCCTGCGTCTTCTGGCTCTGCGTGCCGAAATAAAACGCGATAATGACAGCGTAGATCGTCATAAAGTCCTGCGAGATATTACCGGCTACAGACATGTACGCAAACACGCCCGTCAGGACCAGTGTGACCAGGCTCTTGACGCTGAGTAAATTACCCAGCCGCTTTTTAATGTTTTCCATATGTGCTCCTTTCATTCTACTGGTTCGTTCTTTTTTGCGAATACTCGTTTAAATGCCAGCAAGCCCAGCTCTGTTACTGCTGCGCCCCCGGCGTAGCCGAGCACGTCAGACAGGTCGACCGACGTACCAAGCTCTGGGTTGCTTCCGACTGCGATAAGGACAGCGATGGTTTTCAGCGCGCACGCCCAGATCAGCACCATCGTCAGGAGCCGAAGAAGGTAAATGACGATGGTGCGCGCCATCTCGCCTTTGCTCCACTTGCCTTTTACCCGCATATCTGCCTCCCGTTTTATTGCGCGATGCTATGCTCGCACTGCGCCTCTAACTGATGCAAAAACTTTTTCACTTCGCCATTCCCGCCGAGCTTAACGTATTTCTGCCCGGCAATCAGGCGCTCGGCCATCGGCATCTCCTCGGACATGATCGTCAGGCGCAGGATTGCAAGATACTGCTCGTCCTGATGCTTTTTCATTCCGTCGAGCTTCTTGTCGATCTCGACAAGGTGGGTATCCTGCGTCGTGGCCTTGCCGCGCTTGCGCTGGATGGCTCCAACGATGGAGCGGATGATCTCCGCCAGCGCAGACGAGCCGATCACCGCGCAGATGATGGTAATAATTCCGGTGCTCACATAGTCCTCCTTACTCGACTTTTTGCCAGACCGTCGGGGCGACCGTCGGGGTAAACACATTCCCGTCCATGAGCGACTCATACAGGTTGCCGCCCCACCAGCCCTTCTCGCCCTTTGCGAAGGCCAGTGTGGAGGTAATTACTTCGGGGATGATCCTGTATCCGTCCCGGTACTGCACGTCCTCCCAGAGCGTAGGCGCTTTGTCGGGCGTGTTCTGCGCGGTGTCCCAGAGGTCGACGGCGGCTTTTTTGATCTTGCCGTGCCAGTTGATGCGCATGCCTGCTTTGACGAGGCTGCCGTCGCCGGTCAGCGTCCCCAGAAGCTCCGGCGCGAGGCTGACTGTTTTATCGTCCAAAGTGCTTGCTGCCTGTTCGATATACGGGCGCATTTTCCTTGCCCGCTCCGTGTACGTCATGGTGCTGCCTCCCCAAGTAAGATTTTCGCCGCCGTCTCGGTGTCGATCAGCCGCTCACGCAGCTGCTTCGGGCTTGCCGTCTCGATGTCAAAATTGTCTGTGACAAGCTTATCCGTCTCCGTGTAGGTGTACGGTGTACCGTCAATGTCAATTGCCTCATCGTACTCTGCGCCCGTCTCCGCTTGCCGGATGAGATAGCCCGCGTCTGAATACGTCCGGTACAGCTCCACGCCGACCGTGCGCGTTTTGTAGTGCTCTCTTACGATCATCTTCACACCCCCACAATATGGTCTGCCAACGAGCTCCAGTTTGTCGCCGCTTTCCACGCGTCCACCAGAGACGCGGGCACTCGGATTTCCAGCTGCGGGTGCGTCGCATCGAACGCGTTGACGTTGGCCAGCGTAGGAACTGCCGTGCAGTGGGTAAAGTCCACAAACCGCAGCGGATAGCATCGCAGGAACACCTGCGCCGGGATGCTCGCGATGTCTCCAAGGCACGTCACCCTGCGCAGCGCGCCGCAGCCCCGAAATGCGGAAGCGACAAAGGTTGTAGCATCTGCCGGAATGGTGACTTCCAGCAGAGAAGTGCAGGAAATAAAAGTACCGACTTGACCGTTGACAGCCTTGATGTGGACTCGTTCAATGGATTGTGCATAGTATGCAGCAACCATATCAAAATTTACCTGCCGGATTGCTGTATTTGCGATGTCATAATTATTACCATCTGCTTGCGTCGTCCCTTTCGGTGTTGCAATCGCGCGGAGATTAGGGCAATTATAAAATGTTTGTCGGATTGCGGAACTAAAAGCCACTGTCACGGCGCGTATACTTGTAGCTTGTCTAAACGTCCAATACGGTCCGAAAAGCACGCCAGCGGGGACAGATATACTCTTGAGCCGGACAGCGGCATAAAACGCACGCTCCGTCACTGTGAGCATTCTTTCACCGATTTCCACCTTTGCAAGCATCGAGCAGCGGCCACTATCTGTTTCGCCATTTGCAATCAGCATTCGACCATTTGAGCCACTTCCAAGGTTCATCTCCGCACCCTCTTTGACGCTCATAGTGATCACGTATGAACCGCTGGCTGCGTACACATGCCGATGCTCAATCCAAGACCAGTCGTTTATTGCTTCCGGGGGCGTTCCGTCGCCCCAGTCTACCGTCGTGCCGCTTTTTGTGCCCTGCCAGTAATTGAGCACGAAATCGTCCCACGTCTCGGTGTCCACGTCAACGTAGATCCTTGTCTTGCCGTCGTCGGTAATGTACAGCGCGCCGATATCGAGCTCACGGCCTGCGTCCTTGATGTCTTGGAGCGTCCAGTTCCATCCCTGACAGACCAGTCCATCGTGCGAGGGAAGGGGCGGCAGCTCGGTCTTTGTGGCCAGCTCGGCGAGTGTCCAACTGTAAAGCAGCGTCCCGTCGTAGTCCCAAAAATTGATGTCCGACTCCTTGGGCGGGGTGGTATCGAGCGTGCCGGTGATCTTCGCGCCCGAAGCGTCGTGCGCCGTCACGCCGGATTTGAGCGTCGCGGGTGTTACGGTGTCCTCGGTCAGGTCGATGAGCGTTTCCCCGGCGTACACGACCTTGTTTTTTGCGGTCTCAGCTCCGGAAATCTCAGGTGCAGCCATACGCTCACGCTCCTGCCTTCTTGCCGATGGTGACGGTCACGCCGCCAGCAGCGTTGGGCGTTTCGTTGTAGTAGATCGCGGCCACGTCGACCTGCGACATGTAATCGTAGCCGGGGTCCGGCAAAATCGTCTGCGCGGTCGTCAGCGGCTCAACGGATTTCGTCTGCGCCTTGATGGCCTCGCCGCTGTACGTGCCCGTCACACCGAGGATCGTCACGCCCGCCTTAATGTTCCCGGCAATGATCTTCGCGGCCTCTGTGGGGTCGATGGCGACCTTGCCGCTTCCGTCGTGGTAGCCGATGGGGACGATGTACTCGCCCTTGACCGTTGTGATCTTCGCGGCCACCGCGCCGTTGTTAGGCATTTCGCCCGTGATCAGGCTGCCGCGCGCGCCTGCCGTCTTGCCGAAGAGGATTTCCGAGGCCTTGACGGTCGCGCCGGACGTGTCGAGGTCAAATTCGCACGTGCCCGTGTGGAGCTCGCCGTCCGATCCGTGATACTTAAAGCCAAGCAGGACTTTGCCGGGCTCTACCGTGTCGGCGGTCAGGTCTAACAGCACCTCGCCGCCATAGATAAATTTACTTCTGCCCAAAATTTACACCTCCGATGCAATGTAGACCGTCGTGCCGGTCTCGTTGGATACCTCATAGTAGGGGACTTTCGTGACGGTCACATCGTCCGCCAGCAGCTTGTTTTTCGTCGGCAAAACAACCGGCTCAAATGCCTTCGGCACGACCTCGTAGTCCCCTTCATACGCCTCGCCGCCCTGATAGACCACCTTCGCCGGGGCGATCTTCATCTTGATCTCCGGCTGCGAAAGCACCATTTTAATCATATCCCGCCTCCTTTAGGAAACTCTTCACGTCCACCTGAACGATCTCCGCCGCCTGCTTATTTCCATCTGCGTCGGTCAGCGCGCATTGCAGACTCACCGCCCCCGGGCGCAGGCGCATCGCGTCTTCGTACGGGATTTTTACCAGCAGGTGCGTTTCGTCAACGACTACCGGCGTGTACTGAAAGAACTGGCAGGCCTGTTTTACGTAAAATTCCAGTTTTGTCACCTTTGTCAGGTCGGTTCCCGTCAGCTCCACCGATAAAGCGTTCGCGATTTTCTGAAACACTGAATCACCCCCCTATGTTTTTGGGATTCCGACGACGTAATCCACCACGTAAGAGCCGGAAATCTTCGAGATCTTCACGCGGTCGCCCGCCTTGAACGAAATCGACGTGTTGCATTTGTAATGCTTTTCGCTTGCCGTCGTGCTGCCGTCAAAAATCAGGCTCAAACCGTCGGAATACACCGCACCGACCGTCGCAAGGTCAAATGTCGGCGCTGTTACTTTCTTTTCTTTCTGCGTCGATAATCCCGGAATCATGCAATCACCGTCCTTTTCGCTGTGTGTTTCATCAACTCGCCCGCTCCAAGCGTGATGCTCCAAGCGGTTTCTTCATAGATTCCGCCGATATCCGGATGGTCAATGGAGATCGCGTCCCCGATGCCGTGATTTCCCTCAGAAAATGTCTCGAAACTGATTGTTTTTACCGTCTGCTGCGACTCGCTCATCAGCCGGTTCGCGATGGTCTGCAATTCTTCCTGAGATGCAACATTGTCGACCTTTGTCACCTGAACGATTCGCATATTCCGTTTGAATGTCGATGTCGCAGATGTCGGCGATTCGTTTACCGCCGTCGCCACAAGCGCATCTTCCAAATCCGGATTCGAGCAGACGCACACAAAAACATTCGGAGTGGAAAAGATGTCCGTTTCCTCCGAAGCGTCTGCCGAGATCGGTCTCAGAATCTCCGTTCCGCCGTAGCGGTGCTTGATGTTTGCCGCAAGCGCCTGTGTATACGGCTCGATATGGGCGATACCCTGCACGTCGAACCAAACGGGCTTGTAGTTGATCTCCGCCAGAAGGTCATTACAGATCGTCAGATAATCTGTTCCAATCTCCCAGTCCTCGCGGTCTGTGGCAAGCGTTGCCGCAGAAGCTGTCGTGATAGCCAGTGCCACGCCGCACGCCGTCAAAATCTGCTGAACGACCGTCAAGTAAGACGTACCCTTTGCATAATGCACCCGCGTCTGCGTTTTGTTGCTTTTGAGCAGCCAGCACCGGTCATATGCCTCTACCTTGACCGTCTTTCCGTATTTTGTGACCGCTGTGGTCACCGTCGCGGCGCGGAACACCCCGAGGGGATATTCCGTGCCGTCCACGGTCAAAATCGGCTGAATTTCGTCTGACAGCAGGTCGACAATGGGATTCACATAGAATTCGCCGGAAAAGCTCGACTTGATCTCGCCAGACGCGTCGAAATAAACCGTTGGGTCATTTCCAGCCGCCCACGAAAGCGCCGAAACTTCGCCGCCTTTCCGAAGAACCGCTACGCGGTAGGATACGTCACGAATCAATGTCGATCACCTCCGCGTAGTCGATCTGCTGAATTGAGAAGTTGACGACGGATTTGTCCGGGTTCACTCTCGACGTGTCGCTTGTCTCGTTCAAGTATCCAATCACCATTTCGCCGGACTGCGTTTTCAGGCACACCAATTCGCCAATCAGCGCGTCAAATCCCGCTTTGTCCTCGCCCGGTAAAAATACCGCCGTTCCGCCGACCTTCTTTGTCACGAACTCGCTTCTTTCCGCGTGCGGGTACGTGCTGCCATACATGAAAATGTACTGAATATCGCGGTTGATCGCGTTCTGCACCGGCTGATTCTTGAGCCCGCAATGCTTGAGTGTCACTTTCTTCCCGGACGCGATGCCGTAGAGCGTCACATACTGTCCGGTCGTGATCGTTACCGTGACAGCGCTAGACAGGCCGTAGTTGCTGGAGTCTGCGTAGCAGCCGCGCACCTGATATGTGACGTTCCCGGAAGACAGCTCGTCGGTGTACTGCGTCTGGGTGAGCTTTGCGATCGGCTTTTCGTTTCGGTACACGAGATAAAAGTCATAGCTGCCGGATGTCTGCCAACTGAGATCCGCTACGCTCGACGCCTGTACGCTCAGCGTGATACTCGCGCCCGGCGTGTTGGTGACAGGCAAAGCTGCCGTTCCCCAGTTGGACCACATGCCGTACTGGTTCTGCACACGCACACGCACTGTGTGACTGCCGTCCGCGAGATACGCGGGGCTCGTCCATGTCTTTTCCGTGCCGTAGTGCGTGCCGCCGGATAAAACGCCGTCCAGCTCCACCTGATATGCCTCCTGCTCGGAGGTCTGCCAGCTGATGGACGGGCGCGGCCCCGTGGATTTGATTTGGATGGGTGGGGCTGGCGGCGCGGCAATCACGACAATTTGCGCCGCGGCGCTCCACTCGCCGACGAGCCCACTTGTCGTGTGCGTGCGCACGCGCCAGTATTTGATGCTGGACGTAAGTGTGCCAGCTGGGCATGTCCACTGTTTGTCAGCGCCAGTGACTGTGGCCAGCGTTGTCCATGTACTTCCGTCAACACTTTTTTGCAAATCTGCCTTGCTCTGCGTTGCCCCAGTAGGGGATGTATGCCCCCATGCAAAGATCAAATCCTTCGTAGCGTCCACAATGACGTCCTTCGGGCTGACTGGCCATGCCGTGGGCGGGGAGTCTTCGACGTCGAGTGTCATCCAGTCGGATGTGAGTGTTTGTCCAGCATTTGTTTTAGCGGCAACACGCCAGTCGATGCTGCTGCCGCTGATCGTGCCGCCCGGAACCGTGACATTCGGCGTATCGCCCGCCCACGTGCTGACATTGATATTCGTGGTTGCGGTTTGGCCATGTTTGCGTAGTTGCAACGTAAACGAGCTGACGGCCAAAGGCGCAAGGGAGGGTTTATCTGCGGCTTGTTCAAACCCAAAAGCAAAGACATTGTCCACAGATAGGTCGATATACCCAGAGGATGGCGCGAAGTTAGTCAGCGCGCCACTAGCGAGTTCGGCTGACGTGGTCACAATGATATAAGGTTTATTGGCTCCGCGGCTCGTCTGTATCGTTGTGTAATTGCCGGACAGCATTAGCCCATGCCGCACAATATACTCTATTGCGAGTCTATCGCTCCCAGCGGGAGAAATTTCAGCGTATTGACCGCCAGAGAGACTTGTGCCGGGTTTGTATGTTTCCGCCGCGTATGACTGCGGTTTAGTCTTATACGTAACGCTTTCCTCATCAAACGAGGAGGCCAAAGGCGCATATGTAACAAACCAATACTGCCCCTGCTTGTTGACAACATAGACCCCTAAAGCGACGTTCGTGATAACGTTGTACGCGCTTGCGGCCGCTGCTGTATCAAATCCGAGCAGGACACTATAGTTCCGCAACGAGATTTCCGTGGCTACATGATCGTTGTAACTTTCGTTCGTCGAGGATACTATAGCACTCTGGTTCGCGTAAAACTTTTGTGTAGCCACCTCACGTCACCCCCATTCTGGCCACTCTTCTTTGATTCTTCATGCGGCGGATGAAATCGTCGATCTCGCGGATTTCGTTCGCCTGCACGTAAAAGTTGTAGGTATCGCCGCCGGAGAGGCTACGGCCTTCCTGATTCGTGCCGATGAAGTTTTCGCTTCTCATGCAGATACCCCCATCCGCGAAGTCAAACGCTCATTTTCTGTAATCCTGATGATGTCATTAAACTGCTTCACCCGGTCGGCATTGATGTTGTAGTAGTTGTTCGTCGCGCCAGCTCCGGCAAGCGCCGGAAGATGACCGAAGGAAGACATTCCAAATGTCATCGTGCCGAAATCGAGTTTGCTTTGAATTCCACGCTTGACATTTGAGAATTCTTTATCAAAGCCCTGCCCGAGTCCTTCCGCCATATATCCGCCAATACCGGCGAAGACCTTAGACGGGGACGCGATGCCGAGGAAGCTTTTCACACCGTCCACAAGCCCCGTGAAGACGTTTTCAACCGTCTGCTTGAAACTGTTCCACATATTCACGAAACCGTTTTTAATGCCATCGACAATGTTCTTGCCGATGCTTCCCCAGTCAAACGAAAGGAATGTGTCCACGATAGACCGAATCAACTGCGGGATGACCATAACGATATCCGGAATCGCTTCAATAAGTCCGGTAGCCAGGGCTGCAATGATTTTGGGACCTGCCATGATGATCTCCGGCAGATTGTCAATAATGCCCTGCACGATGCCAAGAATCAGGTTTGGAATCGCCGCGATCAGCTCCGGCAGAGCCTTGATAAGCCCATCTGCAAGCGCCATTGTGATTTCCACGCCTGCTTCAAGAATTTTCGGCATATTTGCAATGATTGCCGTGACAAGGTTCGTGATAACGTCCGGAACTGCTGCAATCAGTTTCGGAGTCGCATCTACAAGCCCATCAACGAGAGCCAGAATGATAGCAAGCGCTGCGTCAATCAGGTTCCCGAGGTTTTCCGGGCTAGTCAAAACCTCTACGATTTTAATAATTGCATCCGTTGCGGCGGGAATCAGCTGCGGGAGTGCGTCTGCAATACCCTGTACAAGCGATACAATGACATCAATGCCAGTCTGTGTGATCTGCGGCAAAAGCTCAATGAGAGCCGGAACGAGCGTGTTGATGACCGTCGGCGCAACGTCCGCCAAAACCGACAACACGGACGGCAAAGCCGCCATAAGGCCGGTTACAAGGTTTGTAGCGCCCTCTACAAGAGATGGAAGTACCGTGCCCAGAATCGCCGGTAACTGTTCGCTTACCGTTCCGATAAGGGATGTTGTCGCTTCGACTATACGCGGCAAAAGCTCCTGAATCCGAGGAATCAGATTGTTCCCCGCGATGACCACAGAATCCGTAAAGTTCCCTACCAAAACGCCTAAATCTTGGTCAGGGTCTGCCATGCCTGTCACAAGATTCTGCCATGCGGATTTCATCATACCAAACGAGCCCTGAATCGTGCTTGCCGCTTCCTCTGCCGTCGTGCCCGTGATGTCCATTTCCGTCTGCACCACATGGATAGCATCTACGATATCCGCATAACTTGAAATATCGTACTTGATGCCGGAAATCTTCTCTGCGTCCGCAAGCAGCCGCTTCATTTCCGCCTGCGTTCCGCCGTAGCCGAGTTTTAAGTTGTCCAGCATTGTATAGTTCGATTTAGCAAAGCCTTGATAAGCATTTTGGATGGATGTCATGTCCGCGCCCATCTTGTTTGCGTTATCGGACATATCGGTAATTGCCAAGTTCGCCTTGTCCGCTGCCGCACTTGTGTCTCCATCGAGAGATTGCAGCAGAGAGGCCGAGAAGCTCGTTACCGTCTCCATATATTCATTTGCGGACAGGCCAGCGGCCTTATATGCGTTGTTCGCATAATCCATAACCTGATCTTGGCTGTCCTTGAAAAGCGTCTCCACGCCGCCGACAAGCTGTTCATAGTCAGCGTAAGCGGCAACCGCTTTTGTCCCGAGTGCTCCGATTGCAGTAGCGCCAGCTGCGACACCCGCAACAGCTACTTTCCCAGCCGTCGCAAGTCCGGATTTCAGTTTTTCCCCGAGTCCGGATGTTTTCTGCCCGACTTCATCAATGCCTTTATTCGCTTCGGTCGTATCCGCACCGATTTTTACAAAAAGTTCAAATAGATTCATCTTTCACCACCAGTCCGCACCGCTTAACAACCTCGGCGGTGATCTCTTCGCAGGTTCGGTTGTCCTCCAGCTTCGGGTCTATCAGATCGGAATATTTTGCCTGCACGAAGCTGCCGCCCGCGAATTTCGCTGTGTTTTCCGTCATTGTGCGCAGACACTCCGCCGTATAAATACGGAAGGCTGATTCTTCCTGCTGCCGCTTTACCAAAATCGGCAAAAGGCGAATCAGCCCTCCCACGCTTATCTTTGGAGCCGCCAGAAGCGCAAGCGTTACGCTTTCGCCTCCGACGCGCACGATTTGAAAAAATCCAGCATATCCTTGTCCCTGACGATCTCCTGAATCTGCCGCATGGTCTTGATAATACTCTGCTTTTTGATCGCCTCGATGTTCGTTTCGTTGACCGCAGCCAGAATACCGAGTGTGTCCTCTCTGTGCTTTTTCAGGATCAGCGGAATCCACTGCCCGATCTTCTGCGCACCGATCGCGTATTTTTCACCGGCTGTCTGCGGCTTCTCCGCGTCGATCTGTGCTTTCAGACTCTCCCGCAGCTCATCGTCCGTCAGAATGTTGAGCGCGTACACGCTGACCTCGCAAAGAACATCAGCCGCCCTATCCGTGCTAAGTTCCGAAAATTTCATACTTTCTTCTCCTTACGTTTCAGCCGTACCTGCTTTGATATAAACCTCATACGGCACAACGTCCTGCTTCGACATCGAATAGTGCGCCGTGTACTCAAACGCCATCTGCCCCTTGTTTTTGTCCGCTGTTTTCAGCTGGAATCCGCCGGTCGACAGCGCGTTCATAAGGCGAATAGCAATGAAACCACCGTTTGTCGCACCGTTCTTGTCGGAATAATCACCCACAAGCCAGATGTCCGCAAAGTCAGCCGCCGAAAGATCGCGCCGAGGAACAACCTTCGTCGTATCTGTGCCGTCGATGTCAGCCGCCGCCATGAGAGATTTCGCGGAAGTGGTCGTAGCCGTTACGTATGTACCAGCAAGCTTCACTTCGACATCGTCCATCCGCTTCATTTCCATTGTGTTCTTGGGGCAGTTGTCCACATCCGAGCCGTAATCAGAATACGTCGGTGTCGCGGAAAACGTAACGCCGCCGGTAGTCGCTCCGATCTGGTTCTCCGGTTCAAACGTTCCGGTTGCAGGTGTAAATTCGCTCAAAACAACGCCAGCGTTGATTTGCAGCTGCTTAAACGTATCCGCCGGAATTTTTGTAAATTTCGCCATGAAATCAGTCCTTTCAGTTCGCGGTAATGTATTCGACCGTTACGTTCAAATACCGCCGCTTGATGTATTTGTCGGAATCGTCCGCGATGTTCTGGCACCACGGCGTTCCGCGCTTAATCCAAATTGCACCGCCGTCGCACGGAACGAACACGCCGCCCAAGCCGATCGCGTCCGAAATTTCCTGCGCTTTGGCATTCGGTTCTGCTTCCTTTTCCGTGTAGTACCACAGATTCACCGTAAGCCCGATCTCTCCACTATCCCATGCGCCCGTAATAAGCTCATACGTGAGCCACGGGAAAACAGCATCGTCCGGCACGCTGGACGTCGAATAGGCTATCAGGAACTGCGAAAACCATTCTTGTAGAGCCTGTCCTTTTGTCATGCCGGTAACGCCTTCTTTTCTGCCGTGAAATACTTGAGATCGAAGCTGGCCGAGCGTGGGGTTTTCTTTGCCATCGGCTCCGATGTTACACGGTACGTCTCGCCGGTCGTTTTATCCCGGAAGAAGTCGTTATACTCAATCGGAACGCTTTGCTGAACCAGAACCGAGTAAACGCTTGTAACGCCCTCTTTTTCGGCTCTTCTGGCCTCCATCGACGTATCAAGCGCCTGATAGTTGTAAAACTCCGCGCCTTCCGCCCACGTCGTGATATAGCCGCTCTCGCCGTCCGGAACACGGCTTTTATCCAAGAGGACACACGGTCTTGCAAAATCGTCAAGTAAGCTCATATCTTCCTCCATTGGTTCAGGCGCGACTTAAAAACAGACTGCCATGTTACCATTCCAGCTCCGGTTGCAGACCCGCTCGTCGATTTTGAATAGCTGTACCCGCCGAAGCTCTCCGACGTGTACGGGCTCGCGGCGATGTCTCCGTTCTTTTCCTGCCACGCCTTGATTTCCTCTCCCAAGCAGAGAAGTGCGGGAGGAACAGACATCGGCCAAATAGAGCCGTCAAATGTCTCGTCTGCCATCGCGTAATCCGGGTATTGGTGAACTCCGTCGTTGAAAACAGAGCCAACCACACGGAAGAACTGTCCGTTTTGCAAAAACGGCAGTGTGATGCTGCCGTTTTCAACCGTGTACGTGCCACTGATTCTGTCAGTCTCGAACCAGTTCCGAAGCACGCCACATAATTCAGTCAGCATCACACCGCCACCTCCATTACTTCGCCGTTACCGTCGCATTGCCGGCCTTCTGCGCCTTGTAAGTCGCGTCAGCCTCAACGACTGTGATCTTCTTGCCCGTAGCCGCCGTGATATCGGACTTGCCGTCCCATGTCGACCACGTTCTGACATTCTGACCGTAGGTAACCGTCTCAGCCGACTCACCTACCTTGTACTTGTAGACGTTCCCAGACACTTCCTTTGCCGGGGTAACCGTGATCTTCGTGTCGCCGGTTGCGGTTCCGGCTGCCGAAGTAACGGTCAGCGTGCCGAGCGACGGGGTCTCGTCAATGTCAGCAACGGCAATGCCGTCCTGATACTCCGCGAACAGGGTCAAACCCATGATTGCAAAGGACTCGGAGACCGCCGTGGAGTAGTTGCCCTGCACGTGGAAACCAACCAGGTTCGTTTCGCCATCAGTTCTGTAGTCAAGACCGGCACGGGCGAAATCGCTGTCAGCCGGGTCGATGTAGTACAGAACGATGTTCTCAACCGGAGTCGCAATGACACGACCGCGCTTGATTTCTTCGTCAGACAGCAGGAACACGGTGCTGTAGCCCATGAAGTTCTTGATGTACTGGAAGCCGAATTCAGTCTGGATGGTGATATCAGCGCCGCCGAGGTAGTCATACAAGTCCATGACGTTCACGAAGCCGACAACGTTTGTCGCGGTTCTGTGCATCTGCTTGAACTTGTTGATAACAGCGCCTTTCGCCATCGCAAGCGCACGCTGCCAGTTGGTTTCGCTGACGCTCAGAAGCCCAGTATTCAGGTAGTCGTAGAACCGGTTCGTGACGTTGGTCTGAAGCTCATACAGGAAAGCTTCGTCTGTCATCGCAACTGCGACGTCATATCCGTATTCCTTGATTGCCTCGATGGAGACCGCCTTCGCGTACTTTTCGACGTTTATGTTCGCGTAGTCCTTCTCAATGACCGTCGCTTTGGAGTAGGGGATCTCTTCGCCCTCGCCGACGCTCTGCGCAAGCGTGACGCTCGCAGTCTTGGATTTCAGAACGGTACCCGGCTGCTTTTTGATGGGGCGCATAATGCCAAGAATGTCGCGCAGATGCTGCCAGTTCCGCGCAAAGCGGGTTACAAAATCGATTTCACGGGCTGTTACCTGAACGTCGCTCGTCATGGTCAGGTTGTTTTTTGCTGCCATATTATTCTTCCTTTCCGAACAAATTAAGATTTGCGGCAATTGCTGCCTGCCGTTCAGAAGCATCCTTGATCTTAAAGATGTCGTCCCGGCTCATAGCGCCGCCGTTGTTTGCGGGTGGGTCTTTGGTGTCCGCGCCCTTCTGTTTCGTGGTAACAACGAAATCTGCCCACTCTTCCTTGATGGACTTCTTCAAATCATCGGCGTTCTTGATCTTGCCGTCTTCCAATTCAACCGAAGAAAGATCGGTGACCTTCAAAACCGAATCGATTCGCTTTTCGCTGATACCCGCAGACTTCAAAAGCTCCCGATACGCGGATTCTTTCGCGCTTTTGGTTTCCTTCTGCATCTGCTCTCTTTTGTAGTCGTCAAATTCCTTTTTGACCTTGTCGTGCTTATCCTTCCAGCCGTCATCGCCTTTGGATTTCAGATTTTCCAGCTCCGCCTGTACTCCGGGGAGCTTTTCAGCGTCTGCCTTATACCGTGCGAGATCGCTTTTCAGCCCGTCTACGGTATCGGTGTGCGCCTCAATGATCGTGTCCATCTGCTCTTCCGTCAGCCCCATTCCCTTTAGGAGCTTCCTTGTTAATGCCATGTTCTATCTCCCTTTCCCTTGTCGGCGGTTCTTTGCCGCGGCAGAACAAAAAATGTGGCAACAGTCGTTTCTTCACTGTTACCACATTTATACCGCATATTTTAGGCTCTCTTACGCAAACTTTCAGCCATTTTTCAATTCATCCTCTACGATCTGCCGGTATTCGGATGCATGGTCAGCCGCTGCGGGCTTCAAATACGGCTGTGCTTTATTGCCCGCCGTCCAGTGCCAGTTCCCCTTTGCGTCCTGATACGCCCACGGCGTAGGTCTTCCGCCCGGATAATACTTACCGGTTCCGAGTTCGACGTATGCGGCATATTCCGTGTCACTTCCGATGTATGCAGCCGGTTCCCCTTCATCTACACGGTGCGTGATGCTGTTCCTCAGATTTCCGGTGTCGACCGGGCAAAGCCGCTTTGCATACTTTTCAGCCGTCATACCGATCTTTTCGAGGGCGCGAATCAGCGCGTCGTGCATAGCGGACTTCACTTCTTCAGAATTGTCGATAAATTCAATGCTCACGCTTTTTCCACCCAGCCCATTCTGCATATGTCATGTTTTCAATCAGCTCATTTTTCCCTGTCTCAGGATTTCTGGCGCGGCGCTGTCCTCTAAACGCGTCAATTCCCTCTATCACAGATACCAGCGTGCAGCGGCAGTTGTATATTTCTTCCGGTCTTCCTTGCGGGTCTCCTGGAAAACGGCAACCATTAGAAAACTTCTTATCGTTATCCACGATTTCACCATCGAGCATCGCGTGAGAATGGCGCGTTCTTCCGTCAAGTGTCGCCATCCACTCTTTGCGGCATTTAATCCCCATCTTTTCAGCTGCAAAGTAAGAATCCATCCGTCCGGCGTTCTGCGCACCCGTGACTGCCGTTCGAGCTGTCCGGATAGCGGAATCACGGTTCATGGTGACAATTCTGGATTGTAGATCATCTGCCATGTGCTTAATGCTCTTGCCCTGCAAAATGGAGCTTGTGACGCTAGCTGTAATCTGCTTTTTGCCCCATGCCAGATCAATTCCACGCTTTAACGCTCTTTTCGGCGGGTAATACGGCATAAGCTCCGGCTGTTCCACAATCAAGCGCTTTACGGTCTGTTCGTCCCATAAGTCAAATCCGACATCGCCGGTCACCTGCTCAATGGTGTACGCCGCGAAATTCCGATTCAAACTATAAATGCCCGGCGTTGCATCGTTGACATACGCAACAGCAGCAGCGTTTGCATTTGTCATGCGCTCTGCGACCTTATCCCGTAGCGACTCAAAGCGCTTTCCACGCCCGATCTGCGCAAGCCTCCATTGCTTGTATTGTTCCTCTGTGATATCGCCAGCGTCCAGCCGTGCCTTTTCAGAAGCGTCACGGTCTGCGAACTTTGCGAAATACTCCTTGATGATATCCGTCAGACCGTCATACGCTTCTTTGTAAGAATCATATATCCGCTTTTCGAGCGTCTTTAGCTCTTTTTCGGTGAGGTCGTATCCCTTATCAGGTCTCATCGTTCACCATCTCCGGCGGCTCGAAGCTGCGCTCAATATCCTCTGCCGCTTTTCTTTTCAGAATTTCGGCGACTTCTTCCTGCGTCAGCCACGGGAGCTTATTCAAAATTGTCTCATCATCGAGGTAGTTTGCCGCAAGAAGCACCATCTGCGTTTGTTCCAGCTGATTTGTTACCTTAGATCGAGTAAAAGATGGCTCGTCCTCAATCCCAACGATTTTGAAAAGCGCCTGTAAGAAATCAATTACGCAGTATTCGAATTGATCGACCTTGTTATCCATCGGCTGATATGCCGCCGTGATCTCAGTCGCTGTTTTTTGCCCGCCTTGCAGTTTTGTAACGTCCAACATCTGAAAATCTCGGTACAGATCGTCGCTGATTCTGGAAAGAAGCGCTTCCCGAGCTTCAACCGGGATTGTGAGCGTATGAGCCTCCGCCTTCGCGCCGTCATCGTCCACAAGACCCACGCCAATTCGCCGCATGGACTCTTTGAACCGTGCCATATCGATCTCGTCCATGCCGCCAGCATTGGAGATCGTCCAGTAAATAACGGATGCATCATCAACCGTATTTGCAAAGCCGGATTTGATCAAATCGTAGCAGTCAATCGCCTCGCGCTGTCCGACCAGTTCAGACTGCTTTGCGCGGTTCCCGTACATGGGAATAATAGGGAAGCCCGGATAATTCTGATACGCCAGAAGTTCAGTCCCGTCAATCTCAGAAGTCGCTTCCACAGCCACATAGCCGCGCTTCGGCTCCAAGATCATCATTTCTTCCCCGTTCCGTCGGATGTACTGTGTAAATCCGTCAGGTTCGAAGAGAGTAGCACGCAGCGGCTTGCTTGTGCATACTTGCCAGAAACGGATGCCAGACCGAAGCGCTCCGTTTTCCTCATCCAGAAGTGGAACAAATTCTGTCACATCAAACACTTCAAGGTGATCGAGATTCCAGAAACCATAGGAAACACCGCCGACAAGCGCGTCGTGTGCTGCGTCTTGGAGCCGTGTGTCAAACCCAGCGCCCAACTTCGCTTTGTTTTCCTCTTTTTTCAGTGTCACGCCGTTTCCAAGCAAATACTGCGTTTCCTGCGTGATGAAATTTGCAAAGAAATTGCTCCGAAGCTTATAGTTCGGACTGTAGTTGTCCGGAATGACTTTCCCGTTGAGTGTGTAAAGCAGCTTTTGAAAATTAGCAATCGTCACATTCCTGTGCGCGTCATACTCCTTCGCAATAACCGCCTGTTTGTATAAATCCGAGTCTTTGTGATTATTTATCGCGGACAGAACAAATTCCATCCGTTCCCGGTCAGACTTTTCCGCAACCTCTAAAAAATCCTGATATGTTTTCATATTTTACCTCACCGCGCCAGTTCCGGCACAAATCTGTGTTCTTTGAAGTGCTTTTTCAAGACCGTCATCACCATGTACCTGATTTCGTCCATAGCGTGGTCGTTTTCCTTCACGACGCGGTCAGATTCTGCTTTTTCGTCCCACCTGTAAAGCCCAAATTCGCGGATGGCGTCCTCGCAGCTCTCATGGATTTTGAGCTTCCCGGACGCGATCATCTCAGCCGTTGTCTGTATGCCGGGCAGTACATCATTCACAGCCCCACGCACTTTGAACTCATGGTGCTTCTTTACGGTAGCAATAAAAGCGTCCGCAGACGGGTCTACAATCAGGCATTTTATATCCCGCCCGCCCGCGAGGCGCTTGACCTCTGAATAATACTCTTCCGGCGTTTTTTCTTTCCGTTCTTCTCGCCCACAGTAATAATATTCTCCGATTCGCACCGCTTCCGTTTTCGTCACGCACCACAAGCCAGCCGAAAACGGATTGTGCGTGCCGTAGTCAATGGAAATGTAATAATCGCCGGTGTCCGGTATGTCCTGCACAATGCAGGAATCGCCGAACATAGGGTATACAAGTCCTTCGGCAAGCGTCCATTTTCCAAGAATGTATCTATCGTAGAAAACCGTTCCGGCATATTCCTTCTTTAGGTTTTCTACGAAGGAAGGCGGCAAGAACGGATTATCATCAATTGTATAAACTTGGCTGAAAATATCGGCATTGCTGTCCAAAAACTTTTTCAACCAATGGTTCGGATATTGCGGGTTATACGTCCCGTCAAAGCAGGAATACTCTTTATCCAGTCGACTTTTCAGAAGTGCAAAGACTTCTTCCGACCAATCTGCAACCTCGTCACCGTAGCAATACTTGATTGACGCACCGCGGATTTTCGAGACCTGAGATACCTTTTCCGCACCGAGGCAATAGCACTTCTCGCCAAATATCCAAGCAGTGTTATCGCTTGATATCGTCCCTACCAGCTTATCGCCGTAAAGATTTCGCATCGGCTCGAGCACGTTTCGCTCGATTGTTGATTTTGTGACACCGAGGATGACGGCAAGCCCATCTTTACCGGCACGCTCCCGAATACGAAGTGGGATAATCCATTTAAAATCAAGATACGTCTTCCCACTTCGAGTTGCTCCGCCCTTAAAGTTCCAGCGATGATTTGCGTACCTCGCAAATTCAAGTTGTTTCTGACTTAACAGCATCTCTAAACTCCCTAAGCAGCCCATCCAGCTTATTCAGACTGTCATTGCTGCTGGCCGTGTTCTTCGTTGCCTTGTCAACGATAATACCAAATGATGTCGCGATCTGGCTCAGCGTCGCTGTAGAGATTTTTTCTGGGTCAGTCAGCGCTTTCAGGTGCAAAACAATAGCTTCCTGCATCGCGCCTTTCTGCGATTCCATGAAAGCCAGCATCTCAGCCGTGTTTTCCTCTTTTTTCTGCTGTACTTTTTCGCTGATATCTGGTGATGCGTCAACAACTCTCTTCACAGTCTGGTGCGTGACGCCATGTTTCTTCGCAACAGCGTTGTATGACTGCATTTCTACCCAGTCGGCAACTATTTTCTTTTTTTTTCGATCTGTCAACCTCGCAGCCATAATCACCACCTCGAAATAGTTATCCTTTTCACGCTCCACCGGATTGCGGTTTCCGGTGGAGCTAAG